AGGTGGCTGTCGATTCGGTGAAATTAAAGTCTGGTAACAAACGGCGGGTAAGCATGAACTGTTCACCGTCACCCAAGTCAAAATCAGAAGACTGGATGAAAGACGCCATAGGAGCGTTGTCGTCATTAACGCCTAACTCATGCTCGTACTCGTACCCTACGGCATCATTCTCCCCTGTGCTACAAGCTAAGGGATTTCCTCGTAAAGCAGTATCAAGCCACGCCGTACGAACAATACTGCCGTAATACCATGCGTTTTCTAAGTGGTTGAAGATGACGTACCTGTCGTTCCAGTTGGAGGCTGAACTCGGATAGAACCACCAGATTTCGGTGAACCCTTCGTTCGTCCCACAAACAATCTGATCCGCTTGATTAATGTTGATATCTTGGAAAACATATTGCCTCAGTGTGCAAGGTAGTGTCTGCACCTGACCGGAATAGACGTAAAACTTATCCTGCCCCATCCAGTAGGTGACATTATTAGCCGTGGTTACTGCACGCGGCCCGATGATCGAAATGTTATCGGCAAGTTCTTGGAGACCGAACACATCAGTTGTACCAAGGTACTGCATCGAATACAAACTAGAGTTTGTCCAGACTAAGATCTCTTGACGTGTTGCAAACGCACGGACAATCTCAGACCCACGCGATACTCGTATAAATCCAGCAGAGGTTGCGCTTGATGGTGTCCAGTTTTGCGGCTCGTCTTGGTTTGCCCAACGAATAAGCAAGGGATCGTAATCAGTCGAAGTGCCGCCATAAGGCTGACACCCAAAAGCTAAGAGATGTTTATCGTTTTGAGAGACAAGTATCTGCATAGCCGCATTTGGCACGTCACTAGCACCTGTGAGCGAGGAGAGTAATACCGCCCGTGTATTGAGTGCCGTAGACGGGCTAGTAAGTGAGCCTCGCTCCCAGTAGTAAATCTCACCCTTGCGAATATTCATCACAAGGTCATTGTCAAAATTATCAAACCACCAATCACGTTGAAGCAGCGCAATCGGAGCGGACGTACCTAACCCCCAAGGACTCGTACTCCACGGACCTGTACCCCAACCATAACCAAACGCGGTTGATGAATACCCAGAAGCTACGCCATATTTGGCAGTGACCGTACCACCCCCAGGGGAGCCAGAAGCATCCGTCGCGTTTGCGGTTACTAGTGTGACGGAGTTGAGATTAGTAGGGGACCGTGCTTGAATCGTGTAGGAGTTAGCATCGACCTTTGTAATCTCATAGTCTTGATTAAGTACATCAGCAGTGATGTTGCCACCTAGTCCTGTGGCCCCACTGAAAGTAACAAAATCTCCAGTCTCAGCACCATGTGCTGTATCCGCTACGGTAATTGTTGAAGAACCGTTAGTTGCTGTGAACGGATTTGTTAATGTTGCTGTGTCCCGCAGTGGGGTGATGTTATAGAACTGCCCACCAGTCTCGATATAAACGTGGTTGTTTGTACCAAGCGCCAGTAAGTTGTCACTATATGAAGTGATCCAGTTAAATAGCTGTCGGCACACCCCGAAGAAAAAATAAGGTGTTACCTTCTCCCACCCACCTAGTTTTTGTGGATAGCCTGAGAAGAACCGTACTTTGTCACACTCGTACCAACCACCTTCGCCAGAATAGCTGGTCTGGTCCCTATTGACCCCTGGACGAAAATTGAGTTTGAGGAATGGCATCTGTCACCTCATCAATGCAGCTTCTGCCGCCCTGCGGCGCGTAAGACCAGGGAGAACCCGACCCGCAGCTTTATTCCAGAGAAGGCATTGATCGGCTGCACCATCCCAATCCCCCGCATCTATCCGCTTTTTGAACGTGGAAACCCGATAGTTCCCTAATCCGCAATTGTAAGCCCAGCTTGTCACGGCGGCAATGCGTCTTGGCAACGCAGTCTGAAGTTTGGGGGACATCTTAAAAAGCCCCCTGAGAAAGTATTCAACGTGGTGATCCAGTGCATCCTCACACTGCTCAATCGTCCAGATTGTGCCGGGATTAATCTCAGGGCCAGTGGCTCCCCAACCGATTGTCCAAGGATGCCCACGGGTTCCGGGGTCAGGATAAGCCGTTACTCGCCCGTCAGGCAAACGCTTTGCTAGCCCTTCAAAGGGCTTGATCAGTACATCCTTGCAAAGCTTCTTTGCCTCTTTCACGATTTGTTGTACTTCTCAATAGACCGTCCTACAAACCAGAACGTTAACATCATGTTCAGCATGGCGAAGTCGTCCTCGTCATAGCTTTTGGTTAGGACTTCAGCCCAGTTAGCGTTGGTCTGAAAAGCAATCGTTAGCCCAGCAGCTTTGACAGCCACGTATACGCCAAATGCAATCCAAGTAAGACCGGGGCGGGTAACAGCAGTGATAAAGCTAGCGAACCAGCCAGCCTCTTTTGCGGTCTGGGCCTGTTCCTTAAATGCTTCCTTAATGGTGTCCATCTGCTGGATAGAGTAGTCAACATACTTCTCCTCCATCTTGAACTCACCCCGCATCTTCTCCAGATCGGTCTGGAGCTGGAACATACTTAACTCGTGCTGACGCTCGTTCTTTTTGTCCAAAAACTTGAGGACTTCAGGCGCAAGCCGAAAGATGCCACCGAAGATAGAGCCGAGCAAACCACCACCTAGCAGCTCAAACATTACTTCCTCCCCATCTTTTCACGTTCCTCAAGCAGCCTGACTTTGACCTGAAGTTCGTTGATGTGTTGCATGAGTTGCTCTTTCTGCAAAGCACGCTTCTCGGCACTTATGGGAGAGTCAGTCGGCACACCTTCACGGGTAATTAGTGCTGGCATTTGCCCTTCAATTTTAGTAAGCCGTTCGCTAAAACTAGCCACTTGACCAAGCAGCCAAGCAAGTGCGGCTACCACTATGGGGATAATTGCTTTAAGAACATCAGACCAAGCCATTTATTCCTCCACAATTACTGCGGTGTCGGTGTCGGCAAACCAAAGCATCTTACCTCGACAAGCAATGTTGTAATCCTGACCGTTGGTATCCAACTCGCTCCAAGTCGGCACTCTGATCTGCAAATGTCGTGCAAGGTGTTCGTGCCCATTCTCAAAGACCCGCCAGACATGCTCTATGCTCCCTCGCCCTGGCTGACCTCGGCTTTTGTTAAACCGAATTTTGTAATACTTCACTTGAGTAAACTAAAGGTTTCCAATCCTTTCCAAATTTCTCTCTAATTAGATTTTTTACTTCCCCTCTGTTTGAAGAAAATAAAGGTTCAATTAAAAAATCAGGGGCTATAATTTCTTCGTCTATTGTTCGTAAAGCATGAATGCACGTACATACCGTGTCAGACTCTAAAGCTGTTATACGATGCTGTAAGTCTTTTTTCACCAAAATAAACCCAGGTGCAACAAACTCTTTTTGGTGTGTTACCTCTCCTAAGTTATTTAAAGTTTCATACAGAACGCGCCCTTTACTTAATAAAGTTAAATGGTCATATGTATGGCAATGCCCATGTTCTACATCACCCTCATCTTGAAAATACATTAAACGACAAAAAACATTACTAATTGCTGCAAGCGTAATTAAAGGTTGTTTCATAATGGTTTTATAATGGTCTTATAGGCCAAATAATATCGTCAGGAAAACCTGCTTGAAGCCTAATTTCACGCAACCCACGACGATACTCAATCCACGCAGCTTTATCACCAGCAGTCATCGGCACATCAGGCAGCATTGACCAATCCGACTCTTGCAGCATTTTTTTAGCGCGATCCCATTCAAGCTGCGCTTTGGTTGCTACGGCTGGAGGGGGTGGTGCTTCGCCAACCTGAATCCAACCTTGGTCGTTATAGGCTTCACCCAACCAAGACAAATCACCTAACCGATCCGCAAAGCCATGAAGACCGAAGATCGGCCCCCAATTTTCAGGGAGTGGTTGCGGCTCGTTTAGTGCTTCGCCGGTTGACAGTTTTTTTAGTTGCCACAGGCTCATTTTGTTTCCTTTCAATATTTAACCCAGGTTGTCTCTCCGGGACGGGTAATGCTGCTGCCGTTTGCTGGTTCTCATGCCAACCTTTAGGAAAAGGCGCAAATCCTTCAGCACGCCTCCACTCTCCGGGTTGCTCGCCTCGATAATGTGCAAGTTCTTCTTCCGTGTATTTCCAATCCCGCCAACTCGAAAAATCTTTTCTTGGTTGAATGTGTATATGGCATCCAACACTTGCTGCTAGTTGATGGATAAATTCAATAACTTCTACTGGTTGTAAAATGCACCACAAATACCTATTGTTAGCTCTCATGGAGATTTCAGTAATACCCCCAAAAGCCGTTCCAACTGTAACTGAACGGGCACGATTTAAATCCCCCAATCTTGCTTCAAGCTGCATTTGGGCTTCAATTTGTTTCATTTTGGGATTCATTGTGGGTTCCATGAAATTGTTATAGGTCCGTTTGCCGTAACTGGGTAATTAGCCCCAGGAGAAACAGATATACAATTGTAAGTTGTTGGATTTGCAGCAGCTCCAGGGTTTCCAGGATTTCCACCATTTCCTTGGCTACCAGCACCACCCCCTCCACCACCACTAGCCACATTATAGTAACACCCAGCGGATGGTCCAAAACCACCTCCACCACCACCTCCACCACCACAATAACCAGGACTGCCAGGATTACCCCCAACACCACTATTTGAACCTCTTCCCCCAGGACCACCGAACCCAGGACCACCCGGACCGGGGCATCCTACAACACAAACAGGACTAGGGGGTGGCGCAACACCGGCTCCATATATCCCAGCACCCCCACCTCCACCACCAGATCTAAAATAAACTCCAAGACCCCCTTGGCCCCCTGAATAATTACCTGTACCTCCACTACCACCAGAAGTATTACCGTTAAACGGTTGTCCTCGCCCTCCATTACCCCCATTACCAGTGGAAGCACCTCCAGTACCTCCATTACCCCCATTACCTCCAGCTCCACCTGGAAAACTTTGAGAAAAAACAGTAGAAGCAGCTCCGGTATTACCAGCAGCTCCGGTATTACCACTAGTACCGGCAGAACCCGAAGAACCTGATGGGGAGGGACTACAAGCATACCCGTTACCAGTCCCGCCTGAACCTCCGGGGTTTGCGTTTCCACCATTTCCACCCGAATTTCTTCCGCACCCAGGAGTCCAAAACCCCCCGCCCCCGCCCCCGCCCCCGCCGCCAGCGTTACCAGGGTTCCCCGACGCACCTGCGTTTCCAGTTGCGCCTTTTCCAGTAGCAGAAACTTTTGTAACCCCTACAGGTACTGTGAAAGTTCCTGGACTATTAAATGTTTGGCTCCCGCCGGGGACAATAGACTTACCCCCAAACATCGTGACTTTAGGTGTACCAGCAGGCATTATGACCTCCGTGTAGAGGGAAAACCTAGACCAGACCTAGCGTCAAAGCGTTTATCCGCATGTGGTCCAGCAGTGTCAACATAGTGCAACATAAATTGAACATTCATTTGATCGCGCTTAAAAGTATCACGCCAATGCTTTGCTTCACAGCCTTTATATATAACCGCATCACCTGGATTGAGTGTAAATGAATGGGGTTCATTATCTTTATAGTGCATCCATATTGGGGATGGGCGACCTTTTGAAGCAACATTGACTGTAACGCTAATCTCGCAAGATGGACGATCAACATGCGGCTCAAGCTCTTCCCCAGGCTGATAAACACGCATATAAGAATAGGTTGGGTAAAGCTCCTTACCGCACACCTCAGACACCAAAGGAAGACTATTTAACAACACCGTTTCAATTAGCGGATCGGCGTAATATGCGAGTTCGGTCGTAGGATTTTCTGAACTTGCCTGCCATTCTTGTCTACGAAGTTTGTTTTCTAAATACATTGAAATTGTTTGTGTTGTTACTGGGTCTAAAAATTCTTGGACCAGCACACAACCAAACCGTTCAAACTGTTCTGGGTTTGTAATCGCTTCAGTCATAATAAAACCACCCTGTTACGACATATTTTGAACAATCCCCAAGCACAGTATTGCCCCTATGAGTGTGAGTAAATGAAGCAGGCCATAAAATCATTTGATTTTTAGTTGGGTTAAATCTCTGCCTTTGGTACAAAAATTCTGTTTCGCCACCCTCTTCTTGCGTTAACGTGTTGAGGTACAGCATATAAACAAGCACCCGCCCTGTATGATCTCCGTTGCCTTGTTCCCCATGCCAAACATGGTAGCCACCACCAGGAGGAGTGCGCTGCATTTTCATCACATTAGCACGAATTTTTCCATCTTTGAGGCTTGAAAATTTACGTGTGTACTCGTCATAACAAACTTGTAAACCATCAAAAAACATAGACACAATACGTTTATCTTGAAAGTCATTAGTGCTATGGCCCCGTAAATCTAAGCCAATCTGGTAATCATTTTTTCTAGATTCTAAAGCTTTTTCGGATTGCCAACGATTGGACCCTACACTATCTTTTTCTAAACGATCAAACTCACTAATTAAGTGTTGGCAATATCCTTCAGGATACACATCGTTATAAATACCAATAAATCCGTTGTACTCAATATTCATCGAAATGCTGGTCCTGAAAGCCATGCCACAAGACTTTGACGACTGCCTTGCGTCACGGGTGTTACTTGATGAAGTTGGTATGAAGGAAAAACAGCGATAAGTCCACGCTGTTTCCGTACATTCATTGGCTGACCCCCTGTCATTACTTGGAGATTACCGCCTTCATACTGAGCGGGGTCAGTCAATTGAAGCACTGCTGAAAGCTTCCTACTTACACCGCGTTTACCACCGTAATCCTGATGCCAACCATACATACCGTTTTCAGACTGATCATAGTTTGTAAGCTGCAAGGGTTCACCAAACCCTGTTAAATCAAACCGATAAAACTGTGAATTGAGTGATGACACAGCATGGGCTAACTTATCAAACACCCAACGCGTTTCGTCATTACAGCCTATCCATGAAATATGAGAACGTCTAATTTTTGCCAAATGCTCTGCATCGGGATTGCCACCAACTTGCGCTCTTTGATCAGCTTTGATAGCTCGTTCTTGAAGTAAATCAAGTTCTTTATCATTAAATGCGCCTTCCCACCAAACAAAAGGCTCAACTGTTTCGGCATAAGGTGTCAACAAGTACTGCATGACTTATCCCTATGTGAAACAATAAAATGAATGCTCTTGGTTGGCTTATCTGTCATGTTGGGGGTTAGTTGATGCTGCATCCATGAATTGGCTAGCAATATCGTGCCGGGGATGATGTTGTTGAAATGGATAGTTGAAGTTGCGTTAGTCACTTCATTGCTTGGCGCAAAGTCAAGCTCAATCATTTGCTTGTTAGCACGAGTATCATAAAACACAGGATATGACCCGCCTTCAGGGGTTTCTAAGAAAAACCATCCGCAAAGCTGGCTGTGTTTATGCACATGCACATTTGTGCCACCATGTCCTTTTACCTCCTGACCCCACAAACCTGAAACATAAAGCTCATAGCGATCCATTGCGTAGCCTTGCCCCGCCAGAATGTCATGGCTGGTTGACAGCAAATAATCCGTTAAAAACTTCATCTCAGGATCGCTACCCATATGACCTGTTTGACACATGGCACCCTGACTGGTTTGCGCGTCAAAGTATTTTTGAGACACTCTTAACGCATAATCAACCCACTCAGGATGTTCATCGCGGTAGACGATGGCAGGGAAGTACGCAAAACCCTGAATCATCCGTTAACGTAAGACACAAGCGTTTGAGCAAAAGTTTGAATATCAGCCGCTGATACATCACGAGCGTCTACAGGTTTGCTGCGAGCATTCTCAATTAGCGTTTCTTTCGCCAGACGAACTGCCTCAAGCTTTACGCGAACTGCCTCGGCTTGCATCTGATTGGCATGTCGTGCGTTTTCAACGGCTAATTGAACGTCAACTTGTGCTTGCTGTTCTGCGGTTAAAGCCATTTTCTTACTCCTATTAGGCTGTCATATTCTTCATGGCAATATTGCCATACCAAGTCGTCCCGCCATCCGGCGTGAAGAAGACCCAAATATCCACTGCGTTTGCCGTTGTCGTACGCGACAAAGACGCTGCACCACCAGGGAACTTAAACGAACCACCAGCCCATGCTACTGTGCGACCTGCGGTTCCATCATTTGTAAGAATGAGTGTAAACGAAGAAGACCCAGAAGACACGGGGTAACGCAGTGTAATTGTTGCACTTCCTGTCAGCGTTGCCGTGAATACACCACCACTGACAACATCCAGATTTATTGCTGTGCCTGTGTTCCCCAGGGCTACAACCGTATCGGCATAACCAATTGACTTGATATAGGTGCCTGAAGTTACAGCAGCAGAAGTGGATAAAAGACTTGACGAGGAAATAGCAGTGCTTGCGCCCCCACCAAGCAAAATGTTATTAGCAGCAAGAGTACCTGATTGTGTAACTAAGCCACCTGTGGTGTTAACTGCATTACCAACGGCTGTGACGACACCTGTACCTGTAGTGGTTGAAGTAATGGCTGTAGCCGCACCACCACCCAATAAAAGCGCACTAGAAGCAAGCGTTCCACTTTGTGTAACTATACCGCCTGTGGTATTAACTGCGTTACCAACGGCTGTGACTACGCCCGTACCTGTGGTTGTTGTGGCAGGAGCGACACCTGCACCACCACCTAAAACAATTGCATTTGCAGCTAGTGCGGCAGACGAAGCAATCGTATTGGTTGCTGAGAAATAAGGAATCCCACCTGAAGTTCCTGTGGTAATTCCCGTACCACCATTACCAACTGGAAGCGTTCCCGTCACTTGAGTGGAAAGACTTACTCCCGAAAGCGTACCGCCTAGCGTTATGGTTCCTGAAGTGGTAATCGTCCCGCCGGTTAGCGTAATACCGTTGACCGTACCTGTGGTTGCAACACTTGTAACAGTGCCTGCCCCTGTACCAGCCCCAATAGCTGTGCGGAAGTCCGCAGCAGTAAGTGCAGACACCGTGTTGTCTGCGTTCATTCGCGGAAAGGTGATTGCAGAAGGATTGGTCAGCGTAAAGAAGTTAGAACCAACGGTACTTGCACCAATGCCTGTGCGAGCCGCAGCTTGAGTCGCGCCTCCCGTACCACCGTTAGCGACAGGTAACGTACCAGTGACGTTCGT